ATTACCAGGGTTCGGTATTGAGGTTAAACGATATAAGCGTGGTCGGTTATACCAATTAGATTGGTGGGAACAGGTGGTCGAGGCGGTCAAGCCTACTCGGCTACTGCCGATGTTGGCTTACCGCTTTGATCGGACTGAATGGAATATTTTAATACCGGCTCAATGGGTGGTCGGTAATGAGGTTGATAGGCACGATATTACTTGTCATATGCCTTATAAAGATTTCGTTAATCTCTATGAGAAGCACGACGAGATCAAGAAGAACTTTGATGAGCAAAAGGATGAACTGGAAGAGGCCGAGAAACAGTACCAGGCATTCATGCAGTCAATGGAAGATTAATGATCCTCTATACCGAAAAACAATTACAGAAGGCATACAACATAGATCGTAAAGTACGGATGAAGCTCAATATTGAGACGACGACACTAGAGCAGTACCGACCGATATACGAAAAGATTGTGATGGCGGTATTTGAGGACTCGTTTGAATTTGGACCGGACACTGAGCATGAGTAAACGCATCTCAAACTTATGCACCATTGAGACGTACTTCACGAGGAAGACGGCGAACTTGAAACACGCGAGAAGTAAATTGAATCCAGAAATGAAATGGAAGATCAAGTCGGCTGACGTATTGGATCTCTGGCATCGGCAAGAAGGGCGTTGTGCCGTGACTAACTTATTTATGAATCATCATGGCGACGTGAATGATCTAAAGAATGCCAGTATCGATCGGGTAGACAACGATGAAGGGTACACCAAAAATAATATTCGTTTGGTGTGTTCGGCGGTGAACAAGATGCGTGGCTCTTTGACTGAGTCGGAATTCCATTGGTGGGTTAAACAGATTAATACAGGAGAGTTGTTATGAAGCTACCGGATAACTTCAAGATTAAAGATGACGTGAATGAGCCAGAACATTACACCAAGAAGCGATCGAATGACGTCGATTGTATCGATGCTATAAGAAGCTCGTTATCTGACGAGGCATACGCCGGGTATCTGAAAGGCTCGGTAATGAAATATATGTATCGGTATGAGAATAAGGGTGGCGTTGAGTCACTCAAGAAGGCACAAGTATTTCTGTGTTGGCTCATTGATTTTGAGAATGAGGTAATCAGGCGATGAGGTGCCCGAAGTGTAAAGCGAACTCGCAAGTATTGGAGAGTTTAAAGCGAAAGAGTGAGGTTATTCGTAAGCGTCGATGCAAGCGCGATAGCTGCCAGCATCGATGGAAGACAGTTGAGCGGTTTTATCATGAGGATAAGAAGAAGCCGGTAACTAAGCGATACACCGAAAAGACAGATAAGTACCATGACGATCGGTTATGGGAGCCGTTAGGCGACCGTGACCGGAGTGAGGCTCGTTCCATTGTGAGAGAACTCGGAACGTTTATTGATAAGAAAATATAGAGGTAATGACGTGGCTGGACAAAAGATATTAAGTGCACAAGTGAGGTACTTGAATGAGGTGGGTGAGGATAAGGTATTTGAACTCATAACCACCGGATCAACCTTGAAAGAGATATGGGATAAATATAACTGTGGCTCTAGAGGTTTTTATAAATGGTTAAGGCAAGTTGATGGACGCAAAGCTCGGTACTATGAGGCGAGACGTCAGGCAGCGGACTTCTTGGCCGATGAGATATTGGATATTGCGGATGCCGATATGGACCCAACGCAAGCGAACCTGGCGAAGCTCAGGATTGATTCAAGGAAGTGGTGGGCGAGTCGTGTTAGCCCGGATAAGTGGGGTGATAAGAAATCACCGGCATTGCAGATTAACTTAAACGATATGCATCTTGAGGCATTGAAAGATATCTCGGTGATTGAGCAGCAACCTGATGCATTGATAACCGATGAGAGTGATGAAGATGTTATTGAAGATTGAAGGGTACGATGATGCTCTGCTAGGCATCATCGATACCAAGGGTGAGCAAGTGTATGTCTATGATTATGATTTGTTAAAGCAAATGGTTATGCAGAGGAAGAACATGAGTAAAGAGAATGCTCGGTTGTATTTAGAGAGGAACGTCTTGGACGTATTCGTTGGAGATGGTGGTCCGAGGTTTATGATAAAGAAATGAGTAAGGGAAGTAAGAGACGACCGACGGATGCTAAGAAGTATGCTGAGAGTTACGACAGGATATTTAGGAATCCAGTTAAGAAGAACATGGATAAGCTGCATAAGCCATCAACGCATCGTGATAAGACTAAGTATGATCGTAAAGTTAAGTGGTCTTATGATGCTAATGGAGTGCCAATAGAAGAGTAATACTTGGTAATTAATAGGTTACAAAATAATAAATAGAATCAACTTTTAGGCACTAAGATAGGCCAGCAAAGTGCCTTGAGAGCCAAAAAAGAGCGTAAGTCATTGATTTATATAGATAAAACACCTAATTATAGGGCTATTTAGGTTCATACTATCTTTTAAGAATGTAACAACCTATATATTAAGACCTTGCGCAAGCCTTTAATACCAAGGGATACAGGGATTCTGGCAGCTATTAACATTTTTTGGGCCCCCCTTCGATACCTGGTGGGTGGGGGATATGGACTAGATTCTCACAGTAAAAAAATTTTTTTAAAATAGTTGTTGACTATGTTACCTAATAGGTTACTATTACATTGTAACAAATAAAACATAACTACAACTTAAGGGGAATACATTGAAAACAATAAGCCAAGAAAAATTAAATTCATATAGCGCAAAAGAACTTCTTGAAATTTTAGATAAAACTTTTATGGCTCGAGCTTTAGCGAGAAAAGATAGCAAATTATCTAGTAAAGATATTGGAAAGATTCAAGAAGAAATAGTTAAAACGGTATGGAAAAATTTTCCAGAAGTAGCAAAAAAAGAAGGTTTTAAAAAATTTAGAAACAAATAAAACATAACAACAACTAAGGGGAACAAAATGTCAGATACAAAAGTTAAATTAACTGAAGAACAAATGATTGAAATCTTAAAGAACAAAAAAATCAATCAATGCTCTAAAGAAGAACGAGATCAAGTAATGGATTTTGCTTTTGGTTCAGATTTTATGGAATCTGATAACAAGGGTGAAAAGGTAAAAATTACTAATAAACCAGAAGAGGTATTCACACAATCAACCATCGTCTATTTCGACAGATACGATTTTGATCTTAAAGGGTATGGTTATCGCATTAATGGTGAGTTTGTTGAAATACATCAGAGCGAGTTACCAAGGTTAAAAGAAAAATTGGGTGACGATGTATTTAATAGTGCCATGCAAGTCGGTAAAGATTATGGTGTTGACACTATCATTTTTACTAAGGATGACTTTGAAGAAAATGCTAATCCTTGGACTTTGGCTTATGAAAAATTCTGTGGGGAGAGCGAATAATGACTAGAATAGCAAAAATCCGAGATTACTATTTTATGAAAGATGGCGTTGAACTTCTAATGAAAGAGCCTAATCGTGATAATTGGGAACGAGTCGTTCCAGTACCATTCTACTACCACCGCAAACGTGCCATCGTTAAGCAAGCAATGGTTCTATTGGAGGTGGCGTAATGATATACGGTTATACTCGTACCTCCTACCTTAACGACAGCACAGAGACATCGCTCGACGCCCAACGTCGGCGATGCTCTGGCATAGCCATGTCTGAGGATTTAAAAATAGACAAGTACCTTGAAGATTCGGGCGTAACTGGCGCTATGGAATTCATGATGCGTCCGTCCATCAAGGACATTGAATTCGCCGAAGGCGACATCATCATAGTCTCTAACCTTGATCGCTTTACACGCGATACTAGGCATTGCCTAAACGACATCTATCACCTTAAGCAGTTAGGCGTTCGTCTTATTATTAAGGATCTGGGTGATGTATGTAATGACAACAACACCCATGCCAAATTAATCCTTAACATTCTCGCCGTATTCGCCGAAACCGAACGCATGAAGGTAGCAGAGCGCCTCGGCAATGCACGCAAAGAGAAACGCAAGATTGGCGGTTATGCCGGTGGGTTAGTGCCGTTTGGGTATTTTGTTAAGGGTAACGGTAAGAAGGCGGTACTCAGAGAGCACGAACTACGCGACAAGGCGATAGACATCATGGTAGAGCGTCGTGACGAGGGTGCCTCATTCCGTGAGATAGGCGAAGAGATTGAATACCGCTTTGGTTGGGATTGCAGCTATCAGACGGTCAGACGCCTTGTGCAGAAAGCAGTCGCCTAGTGAGCGAGTTACCTTGCAGAATCGCCAATGGTCCTCAAACGCCAGAGGATGTGGGCAACGAAGAATTAGATGCAGAAACTAGCGATCTATTGCTAGAGATGCAATTACAACACCAATGGGAACAATCATTATCAGAGGAGCAATAATGCAAGCCAACATATCTAAGGAAGAGGATTATTGGGTATCACCGCAATGCGTCAATGAGGACGGCACGGTGATGAAGTTTATAAAGAAGGATTATCTAATTCGTTACCTTCGTTATTTAAGAGAGAAGAATAATGAAAAACAATGATGCAGAGATACTGCATCAGTGGCGTCAATTCTCTCGCCGAGTGAATTTACAAAAAAACCTATCACCCAAATTGAAGTCAGCGATCAATCGTTCTGACAATATCCGCTATAAAGTAAGTAAGGAAATATTGAAATGAGTACCGAAGAGACGAATCCGTTTATTAATTTTTTAAGATCATACCGAAACAATCCGGTGAATTTCGTAAAGATCGTATTGAATGTAACACCCGACCCTTGGCAATCTGAGTTTCTGAACGCCGTCGCTAAAGGCGAACGTCGTATCAGTGTCCGCTCTGGCCATGGTACTGGGAAATCTACTGCTGCCTCGTGGGCGATGTTATGGTTTCTGATAACGCGATACCCATGCAAGATCGTTGTGACTGCACCTACATCCGCACAACTTTTTGATGCATTGTTCGCTGAATGTAAACGCTGGATGACAGAACTCCCCCCGGTAATCCGCGACTTACTCGAAGCCAAGGCTGATCGTATTATGCTTAAAGCGTCGCCCACTGAGGCTTTTATTTCTTGTCGTACCTCTCGCGCTGAGACGCCAGAGGCACTCCAAGGGGTCCACTCAGATAATGTATTGTTGGTTGCCGATGAGGCCTCTGGTATCCCAGAGAGTGTATTCGAGTCGGCAGCGGGATCCATGTCCGGTGAGCACGCCTCAACGATATTGTTAGGCAACCCAACCCGATCCAGTGGTTTCTTTTTTGATACGCATCACCGTATGGCAGATACCTGGTGGACCAGAAAAGTATCTTGTGTGGATTCACCCAGGGTATCCGAGGAGTACGTTGACGAAATGAAAGTGCGTTACGGTGAGGATTCTAATGCCTACCGCGTTCGTGTACTGGGTGAGTTTCCATTAGCCGATGACGACACCGCGATCCCATTGGAGTTAGTTGAGAGTGCCCAACATCGTGAGATTGAGATTGATAAGGACGTGAATGTGGTTTGGGGATTAGACGTTGCCCGATTCGGTAGTGCCGCAAGTGCATTAGCGAAACGGCAAGGTAAGGTCATCAGGGCAGTACAGATTTGGCGTGGATTGGATACCATGCAATTAACCGGTGCCGTTAAAGCCGAGTACGATGCATTAGAGGAAAAGGAGCGCCCGGTTGAGATACTGATTGATTCGATTGGTGTTGGTGGTGGTGTCTGCGATCGCCTGGTTGAGTTAGGTTTACCGGCGATAGGGATCAATACCGCTGAGTCACCTTCAATGGCCGGTACCTATTTTAATTTAAGAGCCGAGCTCTGGTTTAAGGTTAAGGCGTTCTTAGAGGCCAGAGATTGCCGTATTCCGAAAGACGATAAGTTACTGGCTGAGTTAGTCTCACCTCGTTATAAATTTACGTCCTCCGGGAAGATGCAGATTGAATCCAAAGATCAGATGCGTAAACGCGGACTGCCATCGCCCGATAGGGCAGATGCAGTCTGCTTGTGTTTTGCCGGGCAAGCCGCGACTGCCTTGTATGGCTCTCAAAGCCGTAGCTCATGGAAAACACCTATAAGAAGAAACATCCAAGGGATCGTATAGCATTGGATGAAAGATAAAGAAATTACAGTATGGTTTTCTTGCGGTGCAGCATCAGCGGTAGCAGCGAAAAAAACAATAGAAATTTATGGCGAAAAAAACAATATAAGAATTGTTAATAATCCAGTAAAAGAAGAACATCCAGACAATCAAAGATTTTTGAAAGATGTTGAATCCTGGCTAGGTGTTCCGATCGAATACGCTGTTAATCCAAAGTTTCCAGATTCTTCTGCTGTAACAGTATGGGATAAATATAATTATATGTCAGGTATTGCTGGCGCACCTTGTACTTTGCATTTAAAGAAAAAAGCGAGGCAAGCATGGGAAAATGAAAATCAATCAGATTATTTGGTTTTAGGTTTTACTGCCGAAGAAAGGAAACGCGCCGATCGTTTCAAACTTACTGAAAGAGAGAACTTGATTCCAATATTAATAGACCAGCAAATAACAAAAGAACATTGTTTTGAGATAATACGCCAAGCCAATATAAAAAGACCTGAGATTTATAATTTAGGGTATCCCAATGCAAATTGTATTGGATGCGTAAAAGCCACTTCACCTACTTACTGGAATTTAGTTAGAAAAACATTTCCAGATATTTATGAAGAAAGAGCAAATCAATCCAGGCGTATTGGTGCAAAATTAGTTAGGCATAAAGGCGAAAGAATTTATTTAGATGAATTACCAGAAAATGCAAAAGGAAGGCCATTAAAAAATTATGATTTTGAGTGTGGATTATTTTGTGAGGAATTAGATTAAAAAGGTGCTCACCCTCCAGGACCGGAGGGGAGCGGGGTACAACTAAGGGGAAAACTAGATGTGGGGTCTAGTAAGTGTATTTTATCAAATATATTGTATCGGTTGTAAACTTTTAAGTGACAAACTGATAAAATATAGGCTTGAATAACTCATATATGGAGAATCATCTTGCCAACCTATCCCTACAGCGAAGCCGGACGTACCGCCGCTGCTCAAGAAATCGATAAGATATTGGGCACTAAGCCAGCAAAGCAAGCATCTAAAAAATCCAAAAAACCTAATTACCGGAAAAAAAAATAAATGGACTACTTTGAAGATCCTCAGACTG